AAAGACGCGATCAAGACTGATGAAGATGAACAGAAGAAGAAGAAACAAGAAAAATTACAGAGAGATCTTGACGATGCAAAGGGTGATTTTGATCAAACCCTTGCGGCATATCAGGCTTTACAAACAGAACTTACAAATAGTACAAACTATTCTGAACAAGAGAGAGTTCAGTTAAGAAAGACCTACGCGGATCAGATATTATCCATCATCGATAATCAATTCCAAGCGGAGACTCAGAGAATTGAAAACAAGTATGGTGACTTTTCAAGATTCGATCAAGATTTTTATGACGAACAAAGAACTGCACTTAATACACAGTTTCAACAGTTAGATCAGTTAAGAAAAAGTAACGCAATCACTGAGGATGAATTTAATAAGAGATCTGCGGGAAACTCCAAGGCAAAAAGAGAACTTGATAGATTAGAAGAAAGATCTGCGTTAGAAAAAACAAAACTTGTTGGAGACGCACTCGGTCAATTATCACAGATCGTAGGACAGGATACCGTTGCAGGTAAGGCGTTTGCGATTGCAAAGGCAACGATCGATACGTATCAGTCTGCGGTTGCGGCATATAAATCCTTGGCGGGAATTCCTGTAATTGGTCCTGCGTTGGGTGCAATTGCGGCAGGTGCAGCAGTTGCGAGTGGTATTGCAACGGTTAAGAAAATCGTATCAGTTCAAGTTCCTGGTGCACAGGGTGGAAGTGGTGGTGGAGTTCAATCAACACCCGCAGGTCCACAGGTAGGATCAACACCTACTGCACCGATCCAAGCAGTTGCAGTGAGAAGGGCACAAGGAGGAATTGTTCGAGGACAAGGAACTGAGACATCAGATTCAATCCCTGCGTTACTTAGTGATGGTGAGTTCGTTATCAACGCAAGATCAACAAGAGTATTCCAACCATTACTCAGTGCGATAAATGATTTTGGTTTACAACCAACATTTGCAATGGGTGGACTCGCAACGAAACAAGAAAGAAGAACAAACGATAATTCAGAGTTATTGGTTAAACAGATTGGTGAATCAATTTCACAACAACCGATCAGAACTTATGTAACATCAACGGATATTTCAACTCAACAACAATTCGATAGAGTAATTAAATCCCGTTCTTTAATTTAGAAATGGTAAAAAATACATATATTAATATTTACAGATAATGAGTACGACAAAGATTGTAGAACTTTTCATTAATGACGAATACGATGAATCAGGTATCGAGGCGATTTCATTGGTAAGTAGACCTGCACATGAAGAGACATGGTTGGCGTTTAACAAACAACAACAATTCGAAGAGGTTGAAAAACTTGATAATGAATCAGAGTATAGAATCATGTCAGATGACTTCTGTTCACATAACCCAAAATTAGACACATTAGGGGAACCATATTCTCAATTGATAGATGAGGGTTACGAGATCATTAAAGTCGAAAAAATAACCCCTTCTATGATCCACAAGATGGAACAACAAAGGTTCTCCAAACCAAATGAAGAATCTGAATTGGATGAGGGTGAATTTAGAGTTCGTTTCAAGTATGTCGGTCCAAGAGACAAAGATAATCGTAAGTTCTGTGCAGAGATGATGGCCAAGGATCGTGTATATCGTTTTGAAGATATTGATGATCTTACAGATGGTGTCGCAAATCCTGAGTTCGGTTTCTACAATATATTTCGTTGGCGTGGATCTTTCAATTGCAGACACGTATGGGTAAGATTACTCTACAAGAAAACAGGAAAGATCATCAACGACGCAAGTGTTGAAAATAGTGTATGGGAAGGTGAAGATGGTTTAAATTCATCTCAACAACCAAATACAGTCCCACAGAATCAAAGAGAAAAAGTTAAGCCAAGACAAGGACCAAACGCAACATTTATAGAACAACAACAAGATCCAAAACTCAAAATGGTTTTTGGTTTTGATGATGAGAAAAGAATTGTGGTAGGTGCGGCGATGGTTCCAAACAAAATGATTATTCGTTATGATGAATTGGGAAATCCTTTCTACGTTTTTTTCAGTAAGGATTCGATCAAGAAAATGGCGAATAAATTCCTAAGAGAGAAACGCACTGATGAAACCTCAGTCGAACATGACGGCATTAAATTAGGATCTAACAAAGTATTCGTAACAGAATCTTGGGTTAGTGAAGATCCTATCAAAGATAAATCAAGTTTTTACGGATTTAATTTGCCTTCGGGAACATGGTACGTGGCCATGAAGGTATTGGATGATAAGATCTGGAAAATGATTAAAGAAAAATCCTTAACTGGTTTCTCAGTTGAAGGTCTATTTGGTGAAAGATCAATGTTTACCGAAGAAGATAAAAAAATAAACACAATAAGAAAAATCTTAAAATCTATTAAAGATGACAAGTAAACAGGCTATTCAAAAAATAATGTCTATCCTCAACTTTACTGAACAGAAATTCTATGATGGTAAAACCGAACAAGGTATTACTGTAAAAATGGAAGGTGATAGTTTAGAAGTTGGAAAGATGTTATACGTAGCGACGGAGGAAGGTATGATACCTGCACCTGCCGGAACACACAAGATGGAAGATGGTTCTGAAATTGAGGTTGACGAAGATGGTAAAGTATCAAAGATCAAAATGGGTGGTAAAATGGAAAAAACCCAAGACGAAAAGATCGAAGATAAAAAATCTGACGAAATGATCAAATCAGAAAACATGGCAGAATCTGATGTTCCAATGGAAGATGGTGATATTAAGTTAAAAAACGGAATGGTTATTAGAATCGGTGGTGAATCACCTGAGACTGGAACTATGGTTAAAAAACTTGGATATGACGGTCAACTATCGGCAATTGCGGATGGATCATACGAAACAACTGATGGTATGGTTATGTCAATCGTAGGTGGAGAAATTAAAGGTATACAAACAAAAGCACAATCTGATGCACGTGGTGAGGGATATGAATCCGTATTCACCGAGGCAAAGACAAGTGATGGTGTTGTCCTTGAATCTCCAACATTTGACGTAGGTGAATCTATCGAGGTAATGGATGGTGATAAAAAACTACCTGCACCCGATGGCGAACATCAGATCATGTTAAAAGACTCTGACGGTAACGAAGTAAAAATTCGAGTAATTGTTAAAGATGGTATGATTGTAGAAAGAGAAAACGTTGAAGAATCAAGTGACGAAGATATGTCAGGATTCGTTGAGGCGTTTTCACAAGCAATGAAACGTATCGAAACAAAGATCGATAATTTAAATGGGAAATATGAATCCCTTGAAACAAAATTCAAAAAATTCTCTTCTGAACCAGCAGGTTCGAGAGTAACTAAAAATCAAATAAACAAAAGTGAATTCTCAACCCCAAGTAATTTCAAGGTTGAAGGATTCAAAAGAATGAGAGAAAAACTTTCTCATAATAATTAAAAAAAAAATAATCAATAAGATGAAAAACAAAAATCTTTCTAAGATGAATTTTTCTTATGATCTTGCGGGTTTATCTACATACGTAGATCAACTTAACAGTGATATCATAAGTGAAGCGGTGCTTTCACCGGTGACTATGGAATTTTGTAATGTAATTCCGGGCATCAAGGGCACACAAAACGTGAACTTACTTTCTGAATCATTAGTAGTTCAAACAGGAACAACTTGTGGTTGGGAGAACTCAGGTACAACTACATTCACTGTTGCTCCTGTAACAGTACAAAGTCTGAAAATTAATACCTCGCTTTGTCTGCAACAATTAAATACTTTATGGCTTGGTCAATATTTGAACGCGGGATCGTATAATGAAAACGCACCATTCGAGCAGGCAATCATTGATTTGCAAACAAAGCAAATTAAAAGAGACAACGAATATCGTATTTGGCAATCTTCAACAGGTTCAACAACAGGTAGTACTTACCCTCAATATCAAGGATCTACATTCAGTGGATTTGTTGAGTTATTAAAGAACACTGCGGGTGTTGTTCAAGTAACAGGTGCAACTGCATTATGTTCTGTAACAGGTTCTTCTGTTCAAGACAAGGCAAACAACGTATTAGGTCAAATCGATAACATCATTCAGTTATTAAACGCAAACGTTTATGACAGAGATGATATCGTAATCTTTATGTCGCAACAACAATTCAAATGTTACTTGCAAGCAGTAAGAAACGCAAACAATTTCTGGATCGATTCTTCTGAAAATAAATTAGGTTCTGTTTATTCTATGTATCATCCGCAAACAAACTATCGCGTTGTAGGTGTTCCTGGATTAAACGGATCAAATTTAATTGCTGCAGGACCTGCGCAGTATTTCTTAATCGGAACGGACTTAACTAGCGATGAAGACAGCTTCAGGGCTTGGTTTAGCCAAGATTTTCAAGAAGTGCGTATTATGGCGGCGTACAAGATCGGAGCACAAATTGCGTTCCCTCAGTTCTTTG